AAGTTCCTGTTGAGATTGAACCATCAGATGAACCTGACGATACTGAAGAAGGAGAATCTGATGATGATTGGGATGATGAAGAAAATGAATCTGCCGATAGTGATGGTGATGGTGGAGATGCTGATCTAGATACTCCTTCCTTCGAATATGATGAGGAAGAAGAATATACGTCCCATACAGATAATGCTTGGGGTAGGAATACGATGACTCTTGTAGATCAATCTGCAATTGAACACGTATATATTACGCCTCCAAACATTGATTGGGATAAATGTATCGAACCAATCTCTGAGTTCATCAAAAATATGGATGACAACATTGAGTATATTCGGAACAAGTACAGCTCCATCTACGATGTTGTTGATACATGGAAAACTTCTTTTACTTCCTTCAAAGTAGAAAGTGCCAAGTCTGTTGGATATATGGTAAAAGAATTTGAGATGAAGAAAAAAGCAGATGAATATAATCGTTCTGGTGTTTCAAAAACTGGTGTATTGAATACTAACAAATTGTATTCATATAAGTGGTCTGAGGATATCTTCAAGAAAAATACTGTAATTCCTAATGGAAAAAATCATGGTTTGATTATGTACATTGATTGGTCTGGTTCCATGTCAGACAATATGACTGGTACTATCAAACAACTGATTAATCTTATTACTTTCTGTAAAAAAGTAAACATCCCATTCCAAGTCTTTGCCTTTACAGATACTGGTACTTATGATTATAGGAACACTTTTCATGAACCCAAACAAGAATATGAAATCTCTGTGAGTCAGAGGTTCCGTTTGGTTGAGATGTTCAACAGTCAGATTAAAAAGTCTGAGTTTGATAATCAACTGTTTCGACTTTGGTGCCTGATGAAAGTTATCGAAGCACGTGGTGATATTCCATATGGAAATTATGGTCTTGGTGGAACACCACTAAATGATAGTATCCTTGCAGCAATTCACGTCTTCAAGAAGTTCAAAAAAGAAACTGGTGTTGATAAAGTAAACACTGTATTTCTTACAGATGGTGAGTCAAATACTATGTCTTACTGTGTGTTTAATGGAGAGGGTGAGGACAGGTATATTTCACGGAAGTCCGTTGTGTTTCCTGCAGAATATAAAGTTCTCTGCCTGAAAGATCCTGCTTCTGGATATACTGACGTTAAAATTAATTCTAGTACTGATTGGAGAAGTTCTGGAATGAATGTTACCTCTGCTATGATTCGTTATTACAAATGGATGACTGGATCTAATGTTGTTGGTTTTAGACTCTCTCAGTCCTATGATATTAAATATATCATTCGTGCTGCTGTAGAATCTGGATCTAAAGATTATGAATATTATCGAAAACTTTGGAGATCTAGTAAGTGTTTTGTTGTTGATTCCGTTGGTTACGATGAACTTTATGTTCTCGCTGCAACTGATGATTTCGGTGGTGCTCAAGCAGTTATTGAAGCATCTCCCGATGATAGTAAGAGTAAAATCCGACGACAGTTTAAGAAATATATTAAGACCAAGATGATCAATAAGATCATCTTATCGAAATTCGTCGAGCAAATCGCTTGACGGCCAACCCGGCCTGTACTATAATAGCCAAGTAACCAAGACACCCACCAATGACCTCTACTGAAGTGATGATTTCTGACCTGGTTTCTCGTTTCGGAACCGATGTCACCCGTAAGAATCTGATTGATTATGCTGAAACAAGTGATGTTTCTTTCGCTACTGTTTGTAACCGACTGAAAGATTACAAAGTTGGTCGCGGTGTTTATAATCTGACTGTTAAAGAAAAATTGGAACGGACATTTAATGATCTCCCTGCTCAGGAAGAACAAACTCTTGTTCCTATTAAAGATGTAAATTATGTTCCGTTCGGTAACTTTACTGACGTAAAGAAGATCATCAAGTCTGGTATTTTTTATCCTACTTTCATCACTGGTCTGTCTGGTAACGGTAAAACTTTTTCTGTCGAACAAGCTTGTTCTCAACTTGGTCGTGAACTAATCCGAGTCAACATTACTATCGAAACTGATGAAGACGATCTTATTGGTGGGTTTCGCCTTGTTGATGGGTCAACAGTTTGGCATAACGGACCTGTCGTGGAAGCACTCGAACGAGGAGCAGTCTTGCTACTCGATGAAATTGACCTTGCTTCCAACAAAATTCTCTGCCTCCAGTCCATCCTTGAAGGGAAGGGTGTGTTTCTGAAGAAGATTGGTAAGTTCATCAAACCATCTGATGGATTCCAGATCTTCGCAACCGCAAACACTAAAGGTAAAGGTTCTGACGACGGTCGTTTCATTGGAACCAACGTTCTCAATGAAGCATTCCTAGAAAGGTTTGCTGTTACTTTTGAACAGGAATATCCAACCACTTCTATTGAGACTAAGATTCTCAATAACTATTGTCGTGAACTTGATTGTCTGAATGATAAGTTCATCGATGCACTTGTTAGTTGGGCGGACATCATCCGTAAAACATTTAATGAGGGTGGTATCGATGAAGTAATTTCTACTCGTCGTCTGGTTCACATCATTCGTGCATATAGTATTTTCGGAAACGAGACTAAAGCTATTAGTGTTTGTCTGAATCGTTTCGATGACGATACTAAACAGTCATTCTTGGACCTCTTTGATAAAATTGTTGATCCCGAAACCAATGAAACTGAGACAGAAGATGTCGATTGACACTAACACATTTACCTTGTATAATCCTGAGGGTGAAAATCCCTCACACAATTCTGAAATATCTATGGCATTTAAATATAATGAAGATGCTCTAATCCAAGAGCTGCGTGACTACATTTCTGGAACTTATGGACAACATTATTCTGCTGGTAACGACAGCATTCAAACGTTAGATCTAATTGAAGCAGTGGGTGACGCTGAAGCTTTTTGCCGAAGTAACATCCTGAAGTATGCTTCTCGTTACGATAAGAAAGGAACTGCTCGTCGTGATATAATTAAGATCCTACACTACGGTCTCCTCCTTCTCCATTTCTCAGATAAAACTTCTGTCACTGAAACTTACCCTCAATAATTATGAAAATTTCTGTCGAGACTCTGAATATTCTCAAAAACTTTTCCACTATCAACTCTTCACTGGTTGTCAAACAGGGAAATATTCTTCGGACTATTTCTCCCGCTAAAAATATTCTTGCAAAGTTTGAGTGTCCAGAATCCTTTGACAATGATTTCGCTGTCTATGATCTAAATGAATTTCTGGGTGGTCTCTCTCTATTTAAGGATCCTGACTTTGATTTTGGTGATCCTTCTTATCTTTCTATTCGTA